TTTGTAGATAATAATATAAATTTGTAGTATATTTGTAAAAATTTTAAAGGTTTTTATGAAAGTTATAGGTATTTATAAAATTACGAACTCTATAAATAATAAAATTTATATTGGCTCTTCTGTAGATATAAAAGCAAGAAAGTATTTACATCTTTCAATGTTGAAGAATAATAAACATCATTCCCCTATACTACAAAGAGTATATAATAAATATGGAAAAAATAGTTTAAAATTTGAAATAATAGAATTATGTAAAGAAATAAATTTATTAGAAAGAGAACAATATTATATTGATACCTTAAAACCTGAATATAATTGTTGTCAAATAGCAGGAAGAACAAATGGTTTGATAAGTAATAAAAGAAAACCTATTATTCAATATGATTTAGATGGTAATTTTATTCAGGTTTTTAATTGTTTACAAGATATTATGACTACATTAAGTCTTACTAATAGCTCTAAAATTACTAAAGTATGCAGATTAGAAAGAAGAAAAGCATATAATTTTGTTTGGAGATATTTAGGAGATGATTTTATTCCATTTTCTTATAGAAAAAGAAAAGGTGTAAGTATTGCAGAAATAAATGATAGAGGAGAAATAATTAAACAATGGGAAACAATTAAAGAATGTGCTGAAGAGTTAAACACTACTTCTTCATTACTTTGTAATATATTATCTACTAAAACAAGAGCTAAAACATTTAAAGGTAAAATTTTTAAAAGAATATAAACACTAAACTTAATTTAAAAACAAAAATTATGAAGGTAATTGGTAGAAGAGTTCTTGTAGAACAAACAATGACTAAAAAACAAACTAAAATTATATTAACTGGTAAATCTGCTCCAGAGGAAACATTTGATATAACTTTTAAAGTTTTACAGTTAGGAGAAGAATGTCCAGAAGGTGTTATAAATATAGGAGATGTACCTATTTTTACAAAACATGTGGATTTTCATGGAGCAAAAATTATAGAAGAAACAAAAGATGTGAAAACTGTTTTACATACTATTGTATTCTATGATGAAATTATTGGTGTAGAATAACTAAAAATTCAAAATGGAAAAAATTAAAACAATTGCTGATTATCAGCAATTAGCAAAAAGAACTTGTGTAGATTTAGAATCTTATGACAAGAATCAAAATCACATGTGGTTAGGAATTACTACAGAAGTTGGAGAAATACTTGATGTATGTAAAAAGAATTTAGCTTATTCAAAACTTGTTGATGTAGTTAATATAGGAGAAGAAATTGCTGATAAAATGTGGTATATTGCTAATAAAGCTAATCTTGAAGGATTAATTTTATTAGATGATATTACAGAAGTTGATGAGACTTTATGGTTGAATCTATGTAGTGTTTATGATGATTTTATTAAAATTCCTGAAAGAACTACTGATGTTAAAGTTAATTTTACTATTCAATTTTACAAAGATTTCTTTGGTAATCTTGATATGTTGAACACTTTTGATTTACTTACAGTAACTAAATTTCTTTCTGATTTTTGGCAATTTGATTTTTATCAATTACTTACAAATAATATTAACAAATTACAAGTAAGGTACCCTGAAAAATTTACTAATGAAGCTGCTTTAAATAGAAATTTAGAAGCTGAAAGAGTGGAATTAGAAAAATAATCTTATAGAGGAGTAGAAATACTCCTCTTTATAAATATCATATTATGCTAACAGAATTAAAAGAACAAGCTCAAGAATTATTAGATTTTGGAGATTCAAGAGAAAAAGCTAAAGGTTATGGTATGATGAAAGTCATAGAATTAGTTGAAAATGATTACTATCCAAAATCTCGAAGTATATCTTGGTCTGTAGAAGACCTTAAACATCAAGCTGAAAATTTAAAAGGTTTTAGTCCTGATTTAGATTTTGATGAGACAAAATTTGAAGAAGTTTTAGAAATGATTATTCATAAACATGATGCCAATATTGGTATTAATTGGGATGTCATTCAAATTTATTTAATGGAACATTGTAAAAAATAAAAATATGACAACACTTGAACAAATAGAATTTGAAAAAGATTTAAAAATAATGAGAAAAGTTTACATTATCATATCTATTATAGTAATTGCTATATTATTATTTAGAGGATGTGAAATGGAAAGACAAGGTGGTATATCAGTAGCATTAAATCAGAGTTTGAAAGATAGTTTAAATACTTATAAAACAAAAGATGGTTTAAATGCTGCTAAAATATCAGTATTTGAAGCAGATAAGGAAAAAGATTTCATTAGTTTAGCTACAAAAGACACAACTATACAAAAATTACAGAAACTTGTAGAAAGTAATAAATCTAAAATACATAGACAAGGTAGCATATCAATTATCAACACAGAAACAAATGTAGGTACTACAGTTGCAACAAAAGTAATAGATAGTATATTACCATCAGATTCTATAAAAAGTCCTGTATATGCTTCTAATTTCAATTTAAAAGGTTGGATAAAAGGAAGCACAATTGCTACAAAAGATAGTACCTCAATAAAACTTACTTATAAAGAAGAGTTAAATCTGATTATAGGTAAAGAAAAAACAGGTTTTCTTGGGTTAGGTAAAGGTAAAACCTTTGCTGATGTAGTATTATTAAATCCTTATAGTGAAGTAAAGCAAATGAGAGTTTATAGTACAAAAGAACCAGCAGCTAAAAGAATAACAATTGGACCAGGTGTCTATTATGGAATTGGAAATAGCTTTCAACCACAAATATTTATTGGGATTGGTGTAACTTGGAAATTAATTGCTTTTTAATTATGAGTTTACATGAAACAGTTTCTAATAAAGAAAGACCTTGTTATAAATGTATTGAATCAATTAATACTATGGTAGATTATTATGGTATGCAGCAATTAAGAGATAAGTTTAATATAGGTTGGGAATATTCTATTAGTTATGTAGAATCAAGAATTAGAAATCCAATTGAAATTAAAAAACATTTTATAATTTTAGAATGATGGAAGAAGTTATTTGGTGTTATTCTCTGAAAGACCATAATACAATCTTTATTTTTAGAAGTTTACCTCATAAAGAAATTGAAATAGATTTAAGAAATATCTTTAATTCTATAAATGAAAAAGGTATCAAATTAACTGTCAATGAAGATTTATTATTAAAATCTTTACTAACAGATTATAGTCAAACTCATAGGTGTAAAACTTGTAAATATCTATTAAAAACTCAACCAAATAAAAGAATTATGCATAAATGTGCTGTAACTGGAAAAGATGTTACTTTACAAATGAAAGCATGTAAAGAATTTAAAGAAAATTAATTATGGTAGATAATTTAAAATTAATATTACCTTTCTTAAAATTTGAATCAGCAGATGATTTTTATTATCTTCAAGTTTTACAGAGAAAGAAAGAGAACCCTCAAATCGGTAGTAATAGTAGAGTAATTAAAAATTACTATATTAATTCAGAAGAATATTTAATTAATCATTATGATGAAATTAAAAAACTATGTGAAGTTTTTAATGCAAGAGCTTCTATTAGATTAAATAAAAGGTCTTATGAAGAAGTAGGATTTAAAACTATGGTAAATGTAGCTAATACAATGTCTAATAGAGAATATCAATTTCTTAAAGCATCTTATGATAGAGCTTGTGGTTTAGGTCATAATGATGATGAAAAGAAATGGATTCTTGATATTGATGGAATAATGAACTATAATGAAATTTTTAGGATGGAGGAAATAATTGAAAAAGCAGAACCACCTCATAAAAAGATTATTGTGTATATTCCTTCTAAATCAGGTTTACATCTTATAACTAAACCATTTGATTTAAGAGAATTTACTTCTCATTATCCAGAAATTGAAGTTCATAAAGATAATCCAACTAATTTATATATTCCTTAAAATGAATACAGTAGAAAACAGAAAATCAGATTATGTTTGTGTTGAATGTGGTGTACCTTATTTAACTGATAAACAAAAAGAAGAAGGAGGTTGTACTACATTTCATAAAGGAATTTGTGGTATATGTGAAGAAGAAAAATCTATTACACATATAAGAACTTATAATTATTTACAAAAAAAAGATAAATAATTTTTTTATTAAATAAAACTTTATATATTTGCAGCATGAAAACAAATCAATCATATCAATTCAATTTTAACCATGAGAGCAATCTCAAGGAGGATGATTTGGTATAATTAATATTTATATCTTGTTTAAAAATCCTCTACTGACATAGAGGATTTTTTGTTTTGGGAGTAATTCTTTGGAGAAACCAGCTCTGTAAAAGCTCAAATAGTAGGTTCGATGCCTTCTACTCCCACAAAATAAATTGGTGATTAGCTCAATGGTAGAGCATCTGACTGTTAATCAGAAGGTTGTAGGTTCAAGTCCTACATCATCAGCAAACAGATAGTGTTCCCTGATATACGGAGTAAGCAACTGTGGATAAACTAAATAGGCTACAATTAATGGGAAAAATAGTATATCAAATTAAATCTATGGTGTAATGGTAGCACAACAGTTTTTGGAGCTGTTTGTATTGGTTCAAATCCAGTTAGATTTACAATTTGCTGCATTAGTGAAGGGGTTATCACATCACACTTTCTATGTGAGGTCAGGGGTTCAAATCCCCTATGCAGTACAAAAAATAATAAATAACCTACCCAATGGTTTTGTATGAGTGGTTGGAAGCAATACAACATAAGAATTTTGATTAATTCGGTATTTATTATTTTATAAGGGAAGATAGCATAGGTGGTCAATGCACTGGTTTGAAGAACCAGCCATTCAGGTTCAACTCCTGGTCTTCCCACTAAACTACAAGATTTAGGATAGGTAGGAATCCTATAATTAAAAGATGTTCACCCTAATGAGTAGTTTTTTACACAATATAAATGCACACATTTTCCATTTTACTATATTTTCGGAAAATGTGTGCATTTTTTATTACCTCACTTTTACTTTTTTTTATTCTTCATCTACAGATTTATTTTGCTCTTCATCATAATTATCTCTGTCTATTTTAAATTCATCTCCAAGTTCTTCTTTAATTTCTTTATCAATTACATCTTGTTCTACTTCTGGTAATTCATCATATTCTACATTATTTTCTGTTTCATATTCTTCAAGAAGTTCTTGTATTTTTAATTGTTTTTCTTCTTTCAATTCTTTCTTATCATCTTTAAAGTCAGAATTAAATATACCATCTAATCCTTCTGATTTATCCCATTCAGTAAGCATAGAATTTTCAAATCCAAATCTATAAGTATCATGTCCTAAATCTCTAAATAAAGCAGGTACAAACATTGATGCTGCTGCATTTCTTAATTTATTTTGTCCTTGTCTTGGTCCTTTTTGAATTTCTTCTGTAGGACTACATAAAGCAACACCTAACTTTATTATACTTTTTAATTGTCCTTCAATACCACCTTCTGAACCAGCTTTCCATAAAGCAGCAGGGTCTGTACCAAATGAAGATTCATTAAATGTACCAGTAATCATATTTTCAAGAAAATTATAAGTATGATTTCCTTCTGCTCTTCTTAATTTTTGAGCTTCATATTTAGCTCTTTGTTCTGTACCTTCTTCTCCTTTTGGTTCATCATCTTCATTATCTTTAAGAAATGCTTGAATAGCAATCTTAACTAACATAAGTATAGCTAAATGTTGCATATTTCTACCCATTGCTCTTAAATCTTTCTTTTCTTGGTCAGTAAGATTATGTTCAGATTTAAACTCAACAGGTTTTATAAGTTCTTTACCAAATATAGTATTTATAGGCATTTCAGCTAAAGCAACAGGATTAATCATTTTTAACCAATACATTGCTTGTTGTACTATAGCAATAGGTTCAGTATTATTAACTAATGTTGTGTTTCTATTTTTATGTGCTATATATTTTGTATAACCAAATCCAAATCCTAAAGAAGCAACAAAACCAGCAATCAAAATAGGTGAAGCTGTTACCATTCCTAATGCTCCTGTAGTTGCTAACATTAAACCAGCAGCAACAGAAGTTTTCTTATTAAGTAAACTTGATAACATAAAACCTGTTTCAATTTCTCCAGTAAGAACATTTTTTTGTTGATATTTCCATCTTGCTCCTATGTATTCTGGAATCCAAGTTTTAAAAGTCATTAATGGTCTTGTAAATAAGCTACCTTTAATTCTTGTAACACCTTCTTTAGTATAATCTCCATTCATACTATTATTCATAGCTCTAACATTTAACTTCCAATCAGAAATATTTTTTGAAGTCATAGTAATTAAATGTTCTCTATTTGTTGGAGTATCAAATTCAGGTTTTAATTCTAAAACACCATTGTTATTAACATAAGGTATAAAATCACTACCATTAAATAAAGGATATTTAGCAGGATTTCCATTAGCATCTTTTTCAGTAGCATGTTCTATTTCAACATCCATAGCCATAGCTAATATACCTTTAGCTTGATTTCGATATTCTACTTTTTCTGTAATAAACATAGGTTGCATCCAACCAGCTCTATTTTTTATTTCAGCTTCTGCTTTCTGTAATTCATTAGTTCCTGTTTCAACAATACCTAATTTCTCTATAAATAATTTAGCTGTTTCCCATTTTTGTTTATAGGTAGGATTAACATGTCTTATTGAACCTAAATCAACAAAATGTTGAACAGGATAAATATTACCTCTTTGCCAGAATACTCCATCTCTATTTAATGTAGTAATAAAACCTTGTTTATAGTTATTTACTCCAGCAAGTAAATTATATCCTAAACCTACTTTTACTCTTAATTTATTTACTATATTATCAAATAAAGCACTAATCATATAGTCTTTACCAAGTAATTCAATTCTTTGGTGTAAAGCAGCTTTTTCAATATTTAATTGTTCAACTTTTTTAGGAGAAGTAGTTTGAGAAATTTCATTTTCTAACTGTTTTATTCTCTCAATAGCTGAATCATAGATACCTTTTTCTTCTTTATTGAAATTCTTATAAAATATTTTACCTACAACAGGAGCATTAAAATGTTCTTTGTTTAATGAGGTTCTTAATATTGTACTAATATTATTTACTCCTCCTGGATGGTCTTTTTGATTTTTATTAAGAATTACTTTTTCATAGAAGAAATCTTGTCTTTTTAGTTCATTTTCTCTTACATCATCTTTTTTTTGATGCCAACCATTATCTTTTGTCAAAATGTCAGCACTTTTCATTCTATAAATGTTTGTCTCATTTTTTGATGCTGCTCTTGCTTTATGGTCTGCTGATAACTCTAACAATCCTTTTATTACTGCTGGTAAATTCAAAGATTGTTGTTCCATATTCTTTATTTTAGAAAATATTTTCA